CTCGTCGATGATCACGTCTTCGATCTCTTCTCGGCGCTGTATGGTATTGAGCAAGTCATCCATCAGCAGGTTCGCAAGGTTTGTGGCCTTGCGAATGTCCCGACGGTGGCTGCGAACCACCCGAGCCCCTTCTTCTGCGGCCTCTTCGATGATCTCGGCGTCAAGTTCGCAGTTCGCGCCTTGGTCGTTGCGAACCTCTCCGCGAACCAGCTTGCTGCGAACCTCTTTGCGCACCTGGTCAGAAAGGTCTCTCGCCCATCCCTGGACCTTGGCCTTCTTTCGAATTGCAGTGTCGCTCACGCCTTGGCGCTCTGCGATAGTCCTGATGGAAAGCGAACCAGCCCGGTAGGCACGTTCGATTGCCTCCCAGTCGGGTTGCTTGGTTGTCATGGCTTTTCTCTGACGCTTGAAATAGTGGCGCGTTGCCGGTATTGGTGAAGATCAATCCGTCAGCAAGGAAAGCAACATGGGCTTAGCTACTGCAGATGTTGAGGTCTATTCAGATCATGAAGCGGTTCGATTGATCGGTGTTCCGTTCACCTTTAACCCAGGCGATCGGACCATTTACACCGGCGCAGACAATACCAGCGCCGTGGTGCTGCGCGCAGGCTGGCTTGGTCTGAAGACCGAACCATTCCAGGGCTGGCAATCGGCGCACATCCTTTCGGTAACCGGAAGCAACGGGGATGATCGCGTGTTCGAGGTGAAGCGCAACTTCAACAATCCAGTGCAAGAGGACGACTGGCTGTGGTTCCCAGCTATGCCCCAGAAAGTAGAGCCCTTCCGAAACTGATCTTCCGTGCCGCACTCACCTGCGGCACCACCTACCCCTCCCCGCCTTCCAGAAGTACGTCAATCAGCTTCTGCTCACCCAGGCGCATGGCACCCAGGCATTGCAGGTCGTCGCACTTAGGGCCGAGGCCGAACACGGTCACCTCACCTTTGGCACCGATCAACGTCAAAGCGCCAACGGTGCACTCGGGATGCTCTCCAGCGTCCAGGTCGTCGGCAATCTTGCGCAGGGTCTTGGCTGCATCGCGCCAGTCCTCCCGCTTGAACTCCAGAACCTTGACGGTCATTCGGTCACCATTTGGTGTGTCTGTGCGTGGGCGTGGCCGTGGAGCAGACTCACGATCAGGCCTTGAGGAAGTCCGGCAGACCTGGCGGCGTCCACTGCATCAGCAATAGCCTTGTCGAGCGCGCTTACCGCTGCATTGATGTCAGGGCTCATTGGCAGAGCGTGGCGCAGGCGGGTGACGTTGCTCATGTGTTGTGCCCCTCCAGAGGCTGAGCAAAGGTGAACTTCACGCCGTCATCCGGGCAATAGGTGGAATAAGTGGCGTTCTGAAGGATCACACCATCTCCCAGTACCTCTGTGGCCGCATCACCGTACTTGGTGATCAGCGCAGCCTTCAGGTCATCCGCAGACAAGGTCAGCGCGATGTCGTTGAAGTGGATCAGCGTCTTCTTGATGCCCATATCTACCTCAATTCTCGCGCCACGATTTGGCGCATTCGAAAACGTGGCGCGGATTAGTCGGTATACTCCGTCGACTTTGATTTTTTTCGAGACTTCAAACCCATGCACGGACGCTTGTTTCTCTCTGCGCTAGTTCTCGCTGGCCCAGTACTAGCTTCAGAGCCATCCCGCTACAGCTACGACGAAGCTCCTGCTGACGGCTACATGTACGCCGTTAGGTATCAACAGGCCAAGCTGGCTTGTGAATCGCTGCCAGATGACCTTGAAGCGGACTATGCGAAAGCGATGCGCCTTACCAAAGAAGCCAGCCCCGAATTCGCGCGAACTTACGCCAAAGGCTTAGCGGCTAATATTCGATGGCGCAAACCAGCAACGCTAGAAGATCAGCAGCACGAGTGCGAGCAAAGCCAACATGCACTGCGTGTGACGGTGAACCTTGCCCGACAATGGTTTCCAGGGGGCTGGTAAGCCCTCGCATTACTTGCTCCGGCGCTCGATGCCGCCAGGCGCCTTGTCACAATGCAGGCAGTGCTCGCAGTTCAGCGTCCGGCATAGCCAAACCTTAACCTGCTGCCAGTACGTGACCATGAAGATATGGCGGGCACCGGCCAGGGCCAGGGCGACATGCAGTGTCAGGCCCGCGGTGGTCGGGCCGAAGAAGATATTCTGGCTACGCACCATCACGACAAAACCAGTAATGGCGATCGTCGAGTAGATCAGCTTCCCGAGGATGCCGTCCCTCACTTTCCCGCTCAGTACGCACCAGGTCGCCCAGGCCGCGATAAGGCCGCAGGCGATAGAGTTGATCAGTTCAAGATTCATGGTGGATTGCCTCCCCCGAACCGCTGGCGGATAAGCGCCCAGAGGTCAGCGGCTTTGATGGCTCGGTTGATTGCTGCCAGGAGTGAGCCGCCGAACGTGCCCAGCAAGAAACCGATGCCGGCGACGATCTTTGGCTCAGTGACATTCAGGTAGGCGCTGACCATGCTCGTCAGATACAGCGAGCAGGCAACCCCCGTGATCAAGAACACCATCCAGGCGCGCCAGTCGGACAAGTCGTCCTTGTGCCACCAGCTCGCAACAACGGCCCCAATCAGGCCCGCAATCAACAATTCGAACCTGTCGATCTTGTCGAGCAGGCGCTGTAGATACTCCATGCGCTCGACTCCGTGGGGCATGTTTGGAATAGGTCAGCCCCAGCAGCATTCCCAGCTCATAGCGATGGGTGTGGTGGGGCCGAAAACTGAAAGGCCCCGATCAATATCGAGGCCCTGAGTAGGTGTGCGGTCTTTCCCGCTGTCAGCCAAAGACAACCACAGCGTCGACGCCCCGATGCATCGATCTCGCCGTTCTTGTCTCGCGCCACCCTGGAAGCACAGTCAGGTCAGGGTGCGCGAGCTGCCGGTGTTTTTCCGTAGCGCTGCACTACCGGCTTATCAACGTCCAGGCCTTCCGTGAGGCTGTCCTGGCTACAGGTAAACTCGAGGTATAAAAAAGCCCCGCGCGATCACAGGGCTTAATTTGCTACATGAACAAGATCAACTGCCGGTCAGGGCAGTACGTCATAAGTCACGTAAAGGGAAGAGTCGCTGTTACCCGGCGCATACCAGAGCCCCTGACCGCCAGGGATCAGAATCTCGAACGGAACCTGGCCCTGAACCGCGCAAACGACCGGAGAGCTTTTCAGCGTCTCATAAACTGGCGCCACAGTTCCCGTGTACAGTCGGCCGCCGTTGTTGATACACGTGCGGATCACGATGCCCGTGGTGTTTTGGGATGGCGAGATCATTGGCCGAACATAGGCATCGAAGCCGATGAGGTTGATGAATTTCGCGCCTGCTTTTACTTGGTCCATATATTTACCTTTGAGTCGAATGATTTGTCGCGGAGGATTCCGCTTTCATGTCGCTCAAAGGCGATTGCTCGAGGATCTTGTCCTTCGCATGATTCAACGTCCCGCATCGGGAACACTTGATCTGGAGCTCTGTAAACCCACCCGTACGGGCGAGAAGTCTTTTGCAGTTACCGCATCTGAATTCTTTCAACATCTGCAAATTCCTTTTGCTGAATCGCCCTTTTCCGTGGGCAATAAAAAGCCCAGCGCGAAGGCTAGGCATCTGTGTTTCGTAAGGTGTTTTAAACTCGCATCCTGGCCATGACTCGCCATATTTTTATCAATAGAAGAGCAGTTAGCGCGCCGAACAGGCCTGCAAACAATCCCATCTGAAAAATTGCAAATGGCTGCATCCAGCACAGGCTCATTGGCTTGGTAAAAGAATAAAGGCAAGGCTCAGGGAACAGGATCTGCCATGCGGGCAACGCGCCAGCGCTAAACAATAATCCTGTTCCGAATAGCACTACGGCTACCCAGCGAGAAATGGTGGGGAATTTGATTCGAGCCTGCGATAGAGCAACTACCAGGGCGGCGGAAACGAATCCAGGAACGAAAAGAGCCGCAAAAAAAACCTGGCTATACTTATGGGCAGTATCCATATCACCTCAACAAAAAACCCGACACAGCTGCCGGGCTTTTTTATGCAAATCCCTAACGCGCAAGATCGACAGGATGGGTAAATACTCTCTCACTTTCTCACTCATTGCAATGGCTATTTGCTACGCCGCGCAACTTTCGATTAATCCCTCCGCGTCGAGCAGTTCCTGAGCGGCAGTGAGCGCCTCGTTCACCTGGTCATCAAGCGTCTTGCGGATCCCTGAGCGCCAACGGTACCGGGTCGACTCAGGCTTACCATCATTGTCCCAATTGGTGATGTCGTACCAGGCGGCCGGCAGCACAGCGGCGGAGCGCTTGCCCTCGGCGCCTGCCACTTGCGGAATGGCCCAGGTCAGCACAGCACATTCCCGGAAGCGTTTCGGCGCCGGCGTCTTCACCGAGTTCAGCAATTCCAAAATAGCACCGTGCTTGCGCTCCTGGTGCGTCGAGTACTTCGCCACCAGTGCCCGCCAGTGCGCCGGGGTCAGCGTCTTGTGCAGTCGGCCGAACACCCAGCAGTCCTGGAGAAACGCCGCCTCCTTGCCGACGATCTCCCCCTTCTGCTTGGCGCACTGCACCTTCGGCTCAAAGTCGCAGCCGCCGGCGGAACTGATGGTCTCGGCCGCGAGCGCCCGAACTACTGCTGAAACAACGTTGCGATAGGTCATGCTGCAGCCCTCTTCAGCTCTCTGGTCTTTGCCCGGTAGTCGGCCTTGATGGCCTGCAACTGCTCGATGGTGTGGCGCTTGGGCTCATGAGGCCCTTCAAGCCAATCCAATTTGTCGGCGCCGATCCGCTTCACCAGCTCCAGCCGGTAGTTCACGATGTCGCCCGATTTGTGGTTGTTGCACGGTGCGCACTGGCGCCACACGTTCAGCGGCTCGAAGCGAAGCTCTGGGTTGCCACCGACGGTGCGGTAGTGCCCGGCGTGCCATTGGCCGTTGTGGTGCCGCCCGCAGCTCACACACGGCAGGCCGACATCGCGCTCGCGAATCCAGGCATTGAATGCGGTCTGGGCCTCTTTCATGTGCTGGGCGCGTGACTTGATCTTTACCTTCGCGGCGCGCAGTTCCTTTCGGCCGATCTCTGCGAGCGCCTTGCGCGCCTTCGGCTCATGCCTGGGCGCGTCTATCATTGCGCAGGCCGGGCTGCACACCGCCTGGCCCATCCGCGAAGGGACGAATGAGGCCCTGCACGTAGCAACGCGGCATTTTTTCGGCTTGGCCGGCTTCCGTTCGATGGTCATACAGCCTCCTTGGCTTTCTGCTGCTCAGGGGTGAGGTCGCCACGCAGCGGCATCAATTGCGACGGCTTATAAAATCCATAACCCTCCCCTTCTCCACGCCCGGCGACCCAGCCGTCGTAGGGTGCGATCCAGATATGCCCGTCCGGTTCCTCTGCCTTTTGGTCCTCACGCAAAAAGACAATCAGTTCAACTTGGGACATAGCAGGAAACCGGTACTTGGTTGCTAGGGTCAGCGCTAGGTCGCCCGGCTTGAAGTTACGGCTCATGCGGCCTCCTGACTTAGCAGATCGAAAAACACCACGCCTTGGCCGGTGAAATAGTGGGCGATGCGGTCGGTGTATTGGACGCCCTGGGCGCGGTTGAACAGGCTGGTCACCGGGAAGCCATCAGGGCCGAACAAGTGGCACTCCCCCATCATGGCCAGCTTCGTTTCGTAGGGCAGATGACGCATGACCCGGTACCACTCAGCCTGAAACCCGGCATCCTCGTTCAGTAAGATCTGCACGCCGAAGTGCAGCTTGCAGTACCGGCGAGCATCCGCCGCGTCACCGATCTGAGTCATCTCGGCGATTCGCTTGTACATCCCGAACCACAGCCGGTTCTGGTCAAGGGTGCGATCCTTCCCCGGACGCAGGGAGACCACCACAAACTTCTTGTCCCGGTACATGGTGGTCAGGCAGGTGATGGCCTCAGTGAGCTTGGCCTGGCAGTTGACGCTGATCTTGTCGGTCATTGCACCGCCCTCTTCTTTTTCAATTCCTGCGCCTGTTTGATCAGCAGCGCGCGGCGATCCGCTAACTCGTTGGCTGCCTGAATGCGCATCTCGTCTTTTTTCTCGGCACTGACTGCACGCATCTCCAGCATCGATGACTTCACCAGTTCGAGCTTTTCGCGGAGAGCCGGCGCTGGCCGCGTAACGGTGCGAGTGAGCAAGCCAGCGATCGCGCGCCCGTCTTCGGTGACCGGCTCGACGCTCAGGTCTGCCAGGTACTTTTGGCCGTGCTCGCGGGGAATACGCTTCAGCACCATCGCCTTGGTTACGGCCTGGATTCGACGGTTGGCGTCGAAGCCCACGGACACGTGCCAGTTGACCGGCTTCGCATCCTCACGGGCCTGACTCACGAACCGCTGGTAGGCGTCGATGAACGCCATGCGCGCGCCGATTTTGTCGCCGCCATCCAAGATCGGTTTCGCAGCGGCAAGGGCCAGCTGGATCTCGTCAGTCAGCACCACGGTTTCGAATTCGTCGTTGGTGGTCATGGCGATAGCCCAGGCCTCGTCCTTCCCAGGGCGGCCGTCGGAGGTCTGAACACGCTGCAGGATGTCGGCCATCGCCAGCTTGCCCTTCACTTCGAAGCGACAGGACTTCAGCGCGGCTTTTACGACTGGCACCGGGTAGGCACAGAGGTCTTCGGCCATCATCGCGGCGGTACCGGGGCTCATTTCCTGGCCCATGGCCTCGGCGGTTGCGCAGATGGCGGCGGCCAGTCCGGCAACCTGCTGGTCGTTCATTTCAGAGATATTCATTGCGGTCACCTGCTTGGCGCTTGGCCAGAACCATCTGGGCGGCCTGCTCGGCTGCGGAGAGGTTGGCCTCGGTTCGTTCCATCTGGCGGGCGGTTGTGCCGTTGACGCGCTGTCCGGTCACCCATTGGGTGTGGTAGCTCTCGGCGTTGGCCAGCAGTTCGTTGAGGCTGTGGCACTTGCGCAGGACGGCGGCATCGCTGGTTTTCAGGAAGTGGGCTGCCACGTGGTGGGCTACCTCGGCGCCCAGTCTGTCGACGAGCAAAGCCATCTGCTTGCCAGTCTTGGCGTTCCACACCGGCCAGGCGTTGTAGCGTTTGCGGTAGGCCATGGCGTAGTTCGCCCAGACTTTGAAAGTCTTGCAGGTCTGGTCCTTCGGCCCCGGCATGTCGGCGGGGATCTCAACTCGTGGTTGCTGCGGAACGAATGGCACGACCTGCCCCGTCACGACCTTGGCGGTAGCCTGGGGCGTAATTGGTTCAATGACCGGTTCTATGACTGGTTCAAGAGAGTTACTGATTCTGGGTGCAGCTACTGCACTACCCCCTGGTGCAGGAGATTCACTAGGGGGTGAACCTGCTGCACTACCCTGGTGAATCTGCTGCACTACCCCTGGTGCAGGAGGTGCACCACCTCCGTCGAGAGTGAGAAAGTAAACGTTCGACGAGTTTCCCTTCGGACCACCCTTACGGATCTCCTTGCGCAGCAATCCCGCGTCACACAGGGCTGTGATGTGGTTCATGACAGAGCGCTTGCTGATCTCGCACTGATCGGCGATGTGCTGATAGGACGGCCAGCACTCGCCTACGTCGCTGGCGTTGTCGGCCAGCTTAATCAGCACCAACTTGCGGAGTGGATTGCCGACGCGAAGCTTCATCGCGGCGACCATAAGGCCCATGCTCACGCAGCACCTCGCATAGCTTTATCGTGAGTAAACAAACCGTCCCAGGTCTTCTTCATAGGCAGCTCGCCAGCCAGGTACAGGTCGTACAGGCGTGCCGCGCCCCTCTTCAGCAGAACAGGCGTGTAGGAGATAAACGGGTCTTTGCCGTGCGGGGTGACATCGACTTGGTGTTCGGTCATGTACTTGTCGCGTGCGTACGACCCAACGCGGTGACGGGTGCCGGACTTGCTCTCGTTGTAGAGCCAGCTGCGCCCTTCAAGGTAATTGCCCACCTGCATCACGTTGACCCCATTGAGGCCCTTGCAGAACTGGGTGTGAGTCATGCCTTCCTTGAACAAGTTTTCCAAGGAATGGATCTTCGTGGCCTGCTGCTCGACCTGGGCGGTGAGCATCAAGCGGGCCTTTTCAGACTCCATGGCGATCTGAAGAATTTCGATGGTGGAGAGCTGCAGTGGTTGCGCGACCTGCCCTTCCAGTTCCTGCCATCGGTCAACGAGGGCGGCGGTGAACTCCGGGCTGAGTTGCGCGACAACAACGAAGCTGTCCCGCTTGCATATCAGGTACTCGGCGGCCGGGCGGCCGAGGCCGTCGAGGTATTCCACCATTGGTGGAGAACCAATAACCTTCCGTTCGACCAATCTCTCTATGGTGCGTTTAACACTGTCGTGGCGAGATTCGACCAGCTCGGCGATCTCGCGGGAGGTCATAGTTTTGCGCGCCACGTTTTCAGATTGCGAAAAACGTGGCGCGAGATCTTTAGCGCTATTGATATGTGGCTGGGTTTGCATATAATCGGCCTCACAAAGTGTTATCGAATCAGCCACCCTCGTCCGGTGGCTTTTTTTTGCCTGGATTTTCGGGGGCTCTCATTTACTAGTGGTCCGGTAAAACCCCTGATTTGAATGCAGCTTTCGGCTCAAACTGAAAATCGTTTTAAAACTGGACTCGCGTTACGCTAAAACCCGCGCATGCGCGGGAATTCAGGAAACAGATTTCAGGTTCCGCTGGGTCGAAGCGAGCAACTGCTCAGCCTTGCGCCCCAGTTCCCCCGCCTTCGCTTCAACCTGGCGGCACTGCTTGGCGAACGCTGGCAAGTGCGGCAGGTCCTGCTCGCACATCACTTGGTCGTCGAACACTTCGCTCCCGGTGTCGATCACGTCGCCGAGGGCGCGAATCAGCGCACCGAAGCTTTTGTTCGCACATTGATCGCTGGTCATCTGGCGGGCGCCAGTCAGGCCGTGGCGGCTCGCCAGCTCGTTCAGGCAGTGATCGCGGTATTCAGGTTCAAGGGCGTTGACCCAAGACTCTTCAAGCCAGGAAGGCATTTCCTGATCGCCGGACAGCCAGCGCTGAACACGCTTGAGCCAGCGACCAGTCGCCTTAACGAACTCGGCAACATCGTTCTGTGTGGTCAGCGCGGCGAAGTCCGGCACCTCTTTAGCGACGGCCTTCTCAGGACAGGACAGATGCAGCTCACGGCTCAACGCCTGAGCGAAGTCGTCTTGGCTCAAGCTGGTGCGCGCGATCTGGTTTTGAGCATGGGCGACCAGTACCTGATCACGGGTTTGTACGGTGTGTCTGGAACTGGACGTTTGCATGGGGACTGATCTCTTCTAATCTGGCTTCAATGGAACGGCGGACAGGGATATCAGGCGGCTGTCTTCTTCGGATGGGCCTCGGAAAGAAGCCAGGAAGGTTCGAATGGCTTGCCATTCGCAGAAGCCAGAGCGGCGATTCGTTCTGCGTACCGTGTCTCTCCGGTGTATTCGGTGCGAGGCAAACAGTCGGCGGTAAGCCACTTGTAAACGGCCCGAGGCGTCTTGCCGCATGCCAGAGCAACCACCGGAACGCCGCCGGCATCGTCAATTGATTTCTTAAGCGGGCTCATGTGGCCTCCAAGCGAAATATGAACTTGCAGTACATATTATGTCGGAACTGAAAGTACATGCAAGGCCATGCGATATTGAACCTATGGTTCAAATCGAAGAGATACGCGCAGCGTTTGCCTCTCGCCTCAAAAAATCCGTTGCCGCAAAAGGCATCGATCAATGGGGTGCGGGCGCTCGGCTGTCGGAAATAGCCAAGGTAACCCCGAAGGCAGCCAGCAAATGGCTGAACGGCGAGGCAATACCAGGTCCAGCCAAGATGCAGGCTATAGCTGAGGCGCTCGACGTGAAAATCGAGTGGCTACAGCATGGCGCAGGTGATGAGCCGGGCCACTCCAGCTTGCGCATGACCAAAGACCCAGCGAGCGAAGATAGGCTGTCTGCCGCCGATCTAGTGCGTGACATGCTTGAAAAGCACGGAAAGGGTTTGCCAAAAGAAGTACGCCAGCGCATTGCTTCAGCGGCAAATGAGCCATCGAGCAACGTAATCACGGTCGACTTCTCCCGCCCCGGCCAGGTTGGCGACGAGGTGTGGATCGCTCACTACGACGTGCGGGCAGCGATGGGCGGCGGGCAGATCCCTCACGAATACCCGGAAATGCTCCAGGACATCAGGGTCAGCCCCAAACATCTGCGCGACCTGGGCCTCACCTTCAAAGAACACTTTCACCTGAAGATGATCACCGGATGGGGCCAGTCGATGGCACCGACGATCAAAGACAGAGACCCTCTGCTCGTCGACATCACGATCCGGGAGTTTACTGGGGATGGCATATACCTCTTCTCCCACGACGACATGCTGTACGTGAAGCGCCTGCAGAAGAAAGGCAAGGACCGCTTCAAGATGATCTCGGACAATAAGCATCACGACCCAGAGGACATCCGGGTAGATGACACGCACATCCTGGCTCGGGTGCTTTACGTGTGGAACGGACAGCCGGTTTAACGCCACGGCCCTGACCAACCCCAGCCGGCAGCCGCGCCGAGACCTGAAAGAGGCTGCGGGGCCCTGCTCAAGTGGTCGGACGTGATCTGTTAGGGGTTGCCAAGCGCCTTATCGCTGCCGGTGATTAAGTTAGCGCCGACGAACTAATGGTAATCGCGCTGAGCTACCCAGCGATGGAGGACAAGCTGGCGGGTTATGCGGATGAGGTTAGGGTTGGGCGGATCGTACCGGACGGGGTTGAATCGGTAGCGGACAGTAGTAGTCGTGATAAAGCCATGGAAATCAGAGTTAATAGGAGATTTAAATGTCCGATGTGCCTGAAAAACCGCTCAAGCGGTTAACGTTGCTAGCGGTAGATTCTGCTGATTTTGTGCGCTTCATACAGGCAAAGGCCGGGGTTGAGGACGAGGTGTGCCCGGTGTGCAAGACGAGCGAATGGACAGTGTTGTGTCCGGATGATGACGGGCCGACACTGAGGATTGGTATGGTCGTCAGGAATCGACCAAAAGAACACTATCTTTCTACCTTTGGATACTTTTGCGACAGCTGTGGTCATGTGCGCATGCATATGGCTCAGACAGTACATAAGTGGGTTGCGGAAAATCCTGCCTTTGATGCCGATCCTGTGGACGACATTAGGCTGGATGACGACGAGAGTCTCGGCGATGCATAAATTCGGCTCCGGAGATTCGGCAGATGGAATTAAGGCTAGGCTCAACGTATGCACGCTCAACTCGGCTTTCAAGAAGAAATCGGCAAAGCTTGCGCCTGATCAGGTTGATGACAATAACCCGTTGAGGGGTGATACTCGCGCCATGAACGATATAACACGAGAAGAATTCAATGCCAAACTTGAGACCATCGAAACTCGTATGGATGCTCGGGTTGAATCAGTTTCCTCTAAAATTGATGCTTTCCTAACGACTCAGGCGGCGGTTCAGGTGGAGCGCGACAAGGCGCAGGCTGAGCGCGATAAGAGGCTTGATGGTATTCTTGCTCAAATAGGCAAAGACCAAAGCGATACCAAGTCGAGCATCAGCTCGATGAAGACCACCCTTATCGTCACAGCTGTTTCTACTGTCTTGGCTATCGTCCTTGGCGTCGCATCATTCAACACCGCCCTGACGGCAAACATGATGTCTGCGTTTCAGTTAGGTAAAGGCGAGCCTGCAGTGAGTACTACTTCGCAGCCTTCCTCCAAACCAGCGTTGGCGCCCGCCAAGCCATCCGGCAGCTGATCCAGCCAGAAACAATACGAAAGCCCGGCCCAGCGCCGGGCTTCTTTTTTCTGGTAAGCGCCCTGCTCTGCTATTGTGGCGTTCTCTGGCCGCAATGGAAGCAACGAAGAATGGACTCATGGAAGAACCTGGCAATCGCCGTCATGGTGCTAAGCAGCACTCAGGCAATTGCAGCCGAAAACAACAACCCATTCCAAGGCGCGCTAATGATCACCACCATAGTGCCCGCGGTGATCATCTCAGCGCCCACGGCTATTACCTCGGAAATTCCTGAGTATTTTAAGTCCGCCAAGACTGACGCCCTGGCGTTCATTGGTTCGGACGGCGAGATTCGCGGCGCACAGTTTGAGCAAGCATCCCGACACTACCGATTGAGGTCTAGGGCTCCCCTCATGTCCGACATGCAACTCGCCAAGGCAATCGCGACGTCCTACTGAGCGCGATCTTTCACGACCTTTTCACAGTCGAGCGCCTATGGTTACCCCAGCTCCTAGTGAAACCCTTTCAGCCCGCCCTCCCCATCGCGGGCTTTTCTTTGCCTGCGATTTGCCCGTTCGGCTTTTCCCGCCAATGGTGGCCGTACGCCATGAATGGTAAAGTACGGGCTCAATTCGACGGATCAGGTCTTTGATATGGATAGCGGGAGCCCCGTGGCCGGCTTTGTGTTTCTTGTGGCTGCCTTCATCATTTATTTCACGCCCACCTTCATAGCTGCAAAGCGCAAGCATCGCAACGGCAACTCGATTTTTTTGGTGAACCTGTCACTTGGATGGACGGCGCTTGGATGGGTGGCCGCTCTAGTATGGTCAGTTTCGGCGAACACAGAGCAACGGCCGCCTAAGGATGATGACGCATCATCTGACAGAATTTGCCCGCTATGCGCCGAGTCCATCAAGCGCGCCGCGATAAAATGCAAGCACTGCGGCGCCGATGTATCTGCAAACGAAGACGCGAAACCCTCTGCCGAAGAGAACCATTCGTCGGTCACGGGCCCTGCAGATGTCAACCCAGGAGCAGTCTCGACACCTAGCAGCAATGCGTTGTTTGTCGCACTATGCTCTGCGCTTGTGGCGATCATTATCGGCGCCATTGCGTACAGATTGATACCGACCACTCATGCGCCTTCGTACACTGCCGTGCCCGCTACTTTTTCTCTGGCAGCGGACGACTTGGTGGTTTTAGATAACTCAGCTTTTGGCTGCGTTTCCGCTACTGACTTTAATGAGTCCATGTTTCACTATAATCGCTCAGAATTTACAGCGTGGGCCGACAGAACCTCCGGAGAAAACTGCTTTCTCCAAAAAGACTTAGCAAAGGGCATTCGCTGGACCGTGCTTCAGGTTCGTGACGATCTTGTGCAGGTAGGCTTGAAGCGCCCCACAGAGTACGCGAAGGAACCAAGAATCGGGCAGTCTACGTACTGGACTCTCGCAAGGTGGGCATCCCAGGGCAAATAGAAGCCACGCACAAATTTGAATTGTTCAGCCCGCCAAGCGCGGGCTTTTTTATGCCTGTCAGAATGGCGCTGCCTCTTCTTCTGGCTCAAACTCACCCTCCCCCCTTCCCGCTACCTCGACTTCCTGCTGTTCCCACCTCACCGTCACGCTGCCGTCGTCATTGAGCGTCAGCTCCAGTTCGTCCGTGTCGGCGATTACGCTCAGCACCTCTTCCCATTCCCGATCCCCGTCTGTGTCCAGGCGATGAATCGTCACCCAACGCTGCGCCTGCGCCACGGGGTGGTTGATCATCGATGAGACGCGCAGCCCTAGCCGCTCCATGCCGCTCATTTCCTGCCGTACTGCCGCTGCCGCCTGCTTATTCGCCACGAAATCCCCCTCCGCATAAATGCTGTATATACATACAGCTAAATTGCCAGCATAGCGAACCGTTGGTTCGTCGTAAATCCTATTTCTTCCAACGCTATTCACGGCTCAAAAAATGAACCAGACAAATTATGTACTTTTGGTACTTGACCAAATGTGAACGTGTAGTTCATATTTGGCCCATCGCAGCGAAACACAGCCACTGCGAAGGGCCTCCGCCCGACGCTCTTTAACAACACGAAATCTTCGCGGATCGATCCCCGGAAACGGGAAGCCCTTGAGGCATCGCCAATACGGCGAACAGCGCGAAAAACTAAATTCGATCCCCATGCCAGCTCTGGAACTGGCCGTGTCTTCCTCATGAGGGCACGCGAAACCACGCAAGCCAGCCAGGAAGAACACCGGACACGAAATGTGTGACCTGGCCAGAGATATGAATCCGGCGATGCGCGTGGTGGAGACAACAGATTTCCTCGATGACCTTGGCGACAGGGTCATCCGGAAAATCAACGGAGTAGACGAAATGCCAACGAAGCGCGGGAGCGAAATCCAAATAGGTGACGTGATTTACCTCGGCCTGGGTGATCGCACTGGCAGGGTCGCCGACTTCAAGGCGCATCCAAGGCTTGCGGAGCTACACCCAGGCTTGACGGCTAGGGTCGCGGTAACTGATCGCGGCTCAATCACGATCATCGACCAGCAGCCCATCAGGGTGCCGGAGTGAAGCTTTCACTGGCAGGCCTTCGCGAAAGGGCCTGACGGGAAATCAACCCGGAGACAGCAGCATGCAAATCAATCAGCAGAAGACGGTGCAGGTCGACGTGACCGAGTTGCACCTGCACATCAAGGTCCGCGACAGGTTCGCTGCTGGCCTGAAAGACGCCCAGGGCGAAGAGGTCGGCAGCTATGAAGGCTATGTGCCGGACTTCTTCCCTGGGCAGCACTACGGCGACTACCTGATCCTGAACATCGATCTGGAGACAGGCCAGATCAAGAACTGGCAGAAGCCGGCCGCCGCCGACATCGAAAAGATGATCGAGGCGGACGAAGACGACTGACGGACCTTTTCACTGATGCCCATCCAGAGCGGTGGGCATTGCGAAAACAACCGGAGAATCACGATGACGCGCAATGAATATGAAGAAATCGAAAGCTACGCACTTGCAGCAATGATTGGACTTGTGTCCTTCGGCGGTGTGTCGCCAGAACTCATCCCAAGCAAGGCCTTCGATATCGCGGAGGCGTTCCAGCAAGAAAAACTGAAGCGCATCGGCGAGAAGCCGCCTTACGAAGCGTGACAACCAGCGCCACGACAGCCTGTCGTTAACTGCCCGAGACCGTGGTACTCCCCAGCACCAGGCTGCATCGGAGTGTGATCTGAGTACGCCAGCCAGCGCGACAGCGAAGGCAGACAAACGTCATGCAGGTCACACCCCGATGCAGATTCGACAGGTGGCCACTGCCTTCCCAGTGAGCGAACGTTAGGAGTAACCGCCATGAAGTAAATCAACGATACACCCGCGTGGCGTAGCAAGCCTGAAGGCTTCGCCCAACACCCTAACAGGCAGCGGAAAGCAGGGCCGACGATGTGACCGCGCATCAGCTGAAAGGTAGGCCCAACCCAAACGAAGAAGAACACCGCAGGCGAGTCCGAGGGCATAGCTGGCCAGACTCGACACATCCCGGGAAGTGCCGGGCGCCTGCACCCTTCCCCGCCTCTACCCGTCAGCACTCATCCCCCGCGCCCATCGGCAACCAGCGGGAGGCATGAGTGTTGACGAATACAGGTGAACAACCCGCCACTTTGGAGGCGACCATGAACGCAGCATTGAAAATATGCCAAGGGCGTTTCGACGCTCAGTTGGCTCCAGAGGTGAGCGAGGCGAATCCGGAACAGGAGTGGCTGGAACACTCGGCGGAACAGTTGGTGTGCGGCATGGACATCAAGTGGAAGCGCCGCTTCGGTCAACCGCAGGTGGTCACGTTCGACCGGTTCTGCACTTACCTGCAAGGCCACCTTAACCAACGCCAGATCGACGGCCTGGATCAGCGTGATTCGCTCGCCCGGTTATTCCTGTCGTCGATCTTGGGAAGCCAAGCAGATTCGCGCGGCCACGCTGCTGACTTGATCGGCCAGCCACGTCCCATCGAAGCCGCCGAGCGGATCGCAATGGATCTGCTCCGCCCCTACGCCGCCGACGCGGTAGCAGCAGAGCGGGAAGAGGCGGAAGACGACGTGGATGCGGACCTATGAGCCCGCACATCCTTATCGACGAAGCACTGGAGGCGCTGGTGCACCCAAGTAGCGAGCCTGGTGCCCAGGCGGTTGTGGCGCGGATGATCACCAACATGCTCACGGGCGACGCAATCACCGTCGAAGAATTCAACCATTACTGCCAGCGCCTGCTGAAAATCACCAGGCAGCGCAAGGAGGCTGCATGACCACCGCGCCGGTTAAATCGCTGATTGATGAGCAGCTGGATGACGTTGAGTCGAAGCTGATCATGCTGGGCTTCGGCCTCCCCTTTAATGAAGTGATCGGCCAGCCGCGTGAACGCGCCGTGGCCACGCTGCCGAAGCGCTTGGCGGCAACCATGAAGGGCGGGCGGATCGCGGTGAGGGTTAGGCCTTGACTCCCCACCAGCGCACCAGGCGAATGCTGATCTGGCGCGGCTCTTTCTCTGCCCTCTCCCTCTGCACCTTCCTGATGCTGCTCAGCGCCCTCGCTGATCGAATCACCCAATAACCATACACCTCACAGCGCCCCGCAAGGATGGCGCGGGAGTATCGCCATGCTCGCAGCAATTGCAGATCGCATCCGTTCCAAGTCCTACGAACTTCCCCTGTCCCGCGATTACGTCCGCCACTGGGGTCTGAAAGAGGCCATCCGGGAGCTGGTCCAGAACGCGCTGGATAGCGAGTCGCCTTTCGAATACGCCTTCGCCGACGGCCAACTGTTCATCACCAGCCGCTTTGCAAGGCTGGAAGCAAGCACCCTAGTTCTGGGCAGCACGTCCAAGGCTGACCGCTCGGACGCCATTGGCAGCTTCGGCGAGGGCTACAAGATCGCCCTGCTGGTGCTTACCCGGAACGGCTACGACGTGAAGGTTTGGAACGGCAACAAACAGTGGGTTCCGGAGTTCCGGCATAGCGACCAGTTCGACGCGGAAGTGTTGTGCATCAATGAGACGCCGGCGCATCGGCAGAATCAGGGTGTTGAGTTCGTTGTCTCCGGCCTCACCGAGGAAGACGAAACGGAAATCCGCAGCATGTGCCTTCGCATGCAACCGCCAATGAGCGACGTCATTGGCACTAAGTACGGCCACATTCTGCCCTCCCGGCCGGGGAAGCTCTACGTCGGAACGCTCTTCGTCTGCGACACAGACCTGACCTACGGCTACGACATCCTCCCCGAGCACCTGCAGCTTGAGCGTGACCGTCAAACGGTGAGCGGCTGGGATTTGAAGCAGGTATCCAAAAACGCCTGGATCGACACCGGGCGCCTGGATGAAGTAGCAGAAAAGATCGAGGCCGGCATTCCCGACGTTGAATATGTCGAGTACGGCAGCACCGAACTTGTGCGGGAGGCCTGCTACAGGCTGTTCCAGCAGAAGCACCCCGGTGCCATTGCCGTTCAATCCCAGGAAGAGCTGAACAGCCTGGTCAGACAGGGTATGACCAATACCGTGGTTGTGCGAGGCGCCTATTACTCGCAGGTCGCCAACTCGACCTCATACAAGCAGCAGGTCTCCCACGTCGTTGCCATTCAGACGCCCAAGGCGGCCTTGGAAGAATGGTACCGCGACAACAAAAAATACATGAGCAGGCTGCCAGCCGCTTCCTTCAAGGAACTGGTCAAGCGTGCTGACGGCTGGAGGAATAAGTGATGTCCGACAAAACCAGGATCTGGGATCAGGTCAACACGACCGACCCCGATGCAACTAAAAAATACACCGGCGCAGGTGGTTTTAAGGGCACTGCGATCAGGCCAACCTACCTCATGCGCAAGGCGACCGAAATTTTCGGCCCATGTGGTGAGGGTTGGGGCTGGAACGTTCTAGAGGATCGATTTGACGAAGGTGCACCGCTCCAGGGGCCCACAAAAGAGTGGCCAGAAGCTCCGATGATCTGCGCGAAGCTGCACACCGTAAAAATCGAACTTTGGTACTTGGGCAACGCAGGGCAGAAATGCACGGTTCAGCACTACGGCCATACGCCATTCATCTACCTGCAGCAGGGAAAAATACTTACAGACTGGGACGCGGCGAAAAAATCGTTAACTGACGCCATTGGTAAATGCTTGCAGCCACTGGGGTTCGCCGCCGACATCTACATGGGCATGTTCGACGATCCAACCTACGTCGACACAATCACCGAAGAGTTCAAGCTTGAAAAGGCGGAGGACAAAGACGCCGAGATGCTTCGCCAAAAACAGGAGCGTGTCGACTGGCTTGCTTCTGCGGTTGAGACCATCGGCAAAGCCGTCACTGTGTACGAACTCAAAACCTTGAACGTGAAATACATCCGCGAAGCCACTCGCCGCAATGAGCCCGCGTTCATTGCCCGTATCACTCGCGCATTCGAAGAACGCAAAGCAAGCCTTGAGAAAGGCGCGGAGGCAGCAGCATGACCCAGCTCTACGCACTCACCGGCAAACTCGCCGAACTTCAGGCCATGGCCGACACTGATGATGAAGGCCTGAAAGAGGCTTTGCAGCACGCCATGGACGAGGTTCAAGGCGATTTCAACATCAAGGCTGACAACATCGTCATGTTGCGCCGCAATATCGAAAGTGACGTGACGGCCATCGAAAGCGAAATCGAGCGCCTGGCCGAACTCAAGCGGATCAAATCCAACAGCGTGTCGCAGATCAGCGACTACCTGCGCCGGAACATGGAAGCCGCCAACATCAAGTCGATCAAGCGTCCGCTCTTCACCATCACTCTAGCGATGGGAAGTGAACGGGTGATCGTCGACAACGAAGACGCGGTGCCGGACGAGTTGACCACTGTGAAATCGAGCATTGCCCCGGACAAAAAAGCAATTGCCGCCAAACTTAAGGAAATCCGCGATCACAACGAGGCGGTGCGCAAGCGTATGGCCGCCGGCGAAGATGCCGAACACGAGCTGCTCGAAGAGCCGAAATGGGCTCACCTTGAGCGCGGCGACAGTTCAATCAGAATTAAGTGAGGCAGCCATGATCAGCAACCACCTCAACCTGGTCGAACAGCAACGCCAGCACGCCGACTCAATATCGGAGCGCACCGCGCAGTTCCTGGCGGCCGGCGGAACGATCTACCTGGGCGAAAGCCCGGCGATCAACCCTCCACCGCCGAAGCGCTCTACCAAGATCGATCCGGAAACCATCCTCAAGCGCCGCAAGCCGCCTATATCCCGGGCTGAGCGTAACGCGCTGCGCAAACTCGCGGAGGCGTTATGAGCAAGCGAAAGCCGCACAACCTGCAGGCACGCATCGCACGGTCGTGTCGGTCATTGCTGGCCTCCAACCATGTCGCGGTGGTCAACATCGACCCCAGCGGCCGCCAGGGCATGATCAATTACAAGTCGCTGAAGAACATCACGCCCGGGAAGATCGGCCAGGCCGTCTGCGGTATCCCCCACCGCTGGACGATCTATCTCAGCACCCTGTGTATCGACGCCCGCGGCGATCGCTACAGCAAGTCGGTGGAGATTGCGCCCGATGGCGTCTACCTTTCCGACCACCTGGAAGACGTGATCGAGCATTGCTACAAGAAGCTGCGCGACGAGGCCAACCAAAGCCAGATGGTGGCTTCCGGCTGGATCGCCATTCCCGAAGCGATGTCGCTGGATGAGGCGCACGCCGCGCGGATCTTCGAAGCGGTCGGCGCCTGGCAACAGGTGAAGGTCGACTCATGCGCCGCATAGCCCGCAACCAGCAACGCAAACGTCAAACCTGGCTCGCACTGCCGGCCAGCGGAATAGAAGAGGTATGTCATGGCCAAATCACCGCAGGAGCGCTCGGCCAAAACTGCCAGGAAGCGCGTGGCGAATGTCGAAGAGGAATTGAGGCTCAGGGTTCGCCCCGGCACCCGGCAGGCGCTGGCCGACCTGATGGAGTGGTCAGGCATTACTGAACAGGGCGAGGCGATGACTCTGATGATTCATCACCTGCATGCGATGGGCTCCGCCAAGTGCCAGCCGCTACTAAATCCACCGCGCCACGAAATTGAGATATCGCAAAACGTGGCGCGGGAATTCCGAAATAAAAGCCTGCTCGCCATCCAGAAAGACCCTGGCGACGAGATCATCGACCCCGAATAACCCACCCTACTCGCTGCATCCGGTAACGGAGGGCGACAGCTGTGTGAAATTGGCACTTTGGGATGTAGCTAGACCTTCACTGCGCTCTTGATAATCCAAACACCAACCAGAACAAACACTGCTGATTTAGCCACGGCGAACAGAGAATCTCTTCCAGCAAACAACTCGAAAGCCGAAAATAGTAGTGAGATCGTTCCTACTACCACCAAACCATAGCCAACCGGGCGCACGTACTTAGGGAACATCTATTCATCTCCATGATAAGACAGAGATTGTAAATTTCCCCACCCAGTAACGCTATCAATCATTCCGCCTCCATCTGATATCACGGAGGGCGGCGCCTGACTGGAGATAATCCATGAGCAACTACATGTACAAGACCACCGCACCGGCCGTGGTTGCCGCGGTAATCGCGTGGGATGCCAAGCGTAAAGAGTGGGACGCCCAGCGCGCCAAGCTTGGCCAGGTGTTTGGTGGTGCAGCCTCGCCTATGCGCTCAGGCAATCGAAGCTATGTCGGCGGCGTGAAGCTCAGCGCAGGCCGTGATCTAGATGTGCACTGGTGCCGTCCTGACCAGTACGGTTACCGAGCATTACGCTCCAGCGCAAAGCCCGCGAAAGGGACGCCAAAGGAAGCGCGCGCCGCCCAGGTCGCAGAGCATGAGCGCCTTTCGGCACTGTGGAAGGAGCATTGCCCCGCCAGTATCGACATGGACGAAGTCTGGAAGGCGATCGGCCTGAACCCGGGCGCACTGTGGATGTGCGGCGGCGTGTTCTTCGAGCTGGATGGGGTCGTGTACCTGAACCTTGGCCTCAGGCTCGAGGATGGAAACGAGAACATCGAGGGCGCCGCCGAGATCCTCGGCAGCGAGTTTGAAGCTGCACGCCAACAGGTGCTGGGCCTGCGCAGCGCGGCCTGATCCGCACCCGCCGAAGAGCCAGCCCGCTTCGCAGAAATGTCGCGACCTGTTTTCGAGGTCACTGAAAAGCAGTCGCGACAGCTTGAAGAATTCAGAAAGACCGGAATAGAGGTGATCCGGTAAAGGAATTCAGCTCTTTACACCAAGCCAAGCACAGAACATTGCAAGAACCAAAACAGTGGAGCCACTAAAAACATCAACCCAATAAGTGTCAAACCATCGTTTTTTAGCAGCTGCGAGCCCAATGGTTACCGAGTTTCTGGAGACGTTTAGGTCCTTGTGCCCGCCGCCGCGGTCATCAACGAAGATGCCCGCGCCCGGAACATCAAGGCGAACTTCGTTGCCCTCCAAAGTCATGCGCTCTGTTGGGCCAAGGATGCAAATACCCATGACCTCAGGCAGCGGTCCGTGCTCTCTGTTCATAACAATGCTCCAAATTTGCGGTCACCCGCCACTTATCAATACGCCAACCCAAACCGAATTGCCGCCACCGGTCCCGGAAAAGGATCCCTATCCTCCGAATTTCTCCCTGAGCATCCATTCCAGTTCGGAAACTGTTTTTTTATATAAATCTTTTGCTGAATCGGTTATCACTCGGCAACTACCGGTGAAGTATCCATAGTTTTCGACGCCTGGCGCATTTGCATACAACATGACGATACGCATGGTGTTGTCCATGTATTTGTCGGTGAAAATGTTTGCTGGACCGCTAAAGTGTTTTTCTTCCTGTGGCGTGAGAAAAACGACTGCTGTGCTCCATGCACGGTTGTACACCTGCAGGGCACTCAACCATTTTTGCTTAGCATTTTCTTCGTCTATCTCCAGCTCCTCGCTTGGCACACCGTTTGTGTGCATCAAATGAGCACACCGACGCTCAACGCAAAAAAGGTAGCCCCGCAAAGTATGAAGATCGGTTGCTGCATCTTTCAGATCCTTTAGGGATTTAAATCTCTCGGCATGCTTAAACTGGGACTTCCATGCATTAAGCGCAAAGATCGCTACCACTGCAGCAATAGCTGTAGCCAGAAAGCTTGTGCCCTCCAAGGCATCCTTAATTTTTTGGTAATCACCAAAAACTGGTTGCCACACTACTCCAGCCATAAAAAGCCCTACTACAGTGGCAACCAATGTAACTACATCGCTTAGCTTCATTTGACACGCTTCCCGCGCCTGTTTTTACGCAGACACGAATACCCCATATCAACGAATCGCGCCAGCCACGCACTATCGCGCCAATGGCTCCGAATACTCGTTGATCTCCTTTCTGTAAGTGGCCAGATCAACTATCTGCCGCAAGCAAATGACGATCGCCCTTTTCTGTTCATCGTCTGGAAGGCCAATCCACTTAAGCATGATGAGGGCGTCTTCCTCGATCGCTTCGAGTGCATCGATATCGCTTTGCAGTCTCATTTTGGCCTCCTGCCAGGTTGAGCTACGCAGATACAAATAGCCCACAAATCCACCTCACGCCAGCCGGCGAGGATCCCCTATGCCTATTCACAACATCGTCAGCATGAGCGGCGGTAAAGACAGCACCGCTACGCTGCTGGTCGCCCGCGAGCTGGAGGTGCCAAACCTCAGCGCTGTAGTCGCTGACACCGGGCATGAGCATCCAGAAACCTACGACTACCTCCACTACCTGGCCGAAGCCACCGGCGTTCCCATCCGCTGGGTGAAGGCAGACTTCTCCAGGCAGATCGCCGGCAAGCGCAAATTCATCGAAACCAAGTGGCGCGAGAAAGGTGTGGCGGAATCCGTGGTGCTGGGTGCGCTGGAAGTTCTGCGCCCTACCGGCAACCCATTCCTGGACTTGTGCCTCTGGAAAGGCCGATTCCCCAGCACCAAGGCGCGCTTCTGCACCGACGAGCTCAAGCGCAACCCAATTATCGAGCAGGTATACCTGCCGCTCATGGGCGGCGAAAACATGCTGCTGTCCTGGCAAGGCGTTCGGGCTGATGAATCGCCCGCCCGAAAGTACCTACCTGAATGCGACGAGGTTGGGGGCGGCTTGTTCAACTATCGGCCCATCTTGAAGTGGACAGTTGATTCGGTCTTCGAGGCTCACCGCGCGGCCGGCATCAAACCCAACCCGCTGTACTTGCAAGGCTGCAATCGTGTGGGGTGCATGCCATGCATCATGTGTGCGAAAGACGAGCTCCGGCAGATCGCGGCCAGGTGGCCAGAGGAAGTTGACCGAGTTCGCGAGTGGGAGCGCCTGGTGAGCATCGCCAGCAAGAGAGGAGCGGCTACGTTCTTCGCCACCGTCACCGACCCCACCGTCCGGTCAGATGACAAGGTCAGCGCCGTAACGCACGGAATTGACAGGATAGTCAACTGGAGCAACACCGCCCGAGGCGGCCGCCAGTTCGACATGGTCGACCTGATAGCCCGCACCGACAGCCAGAAGAGCTGCTCTTCCGCTTACGGGCTTTGCGAGTAAGCCAATTTCAAAATCACTCCAGCCCGCAAGGATCACCCACGCCCGATATCACCTACGGCTCCGTGTGCGGCGGTATTGAAGCTGCCGCCCAGGCCTGGCACCCGCTGGGCATGCGCGCCGCCTGGTTCGCCGAGATTGAGCCACTATTACGCTATTGCATCATCCCTCTGGGCAAGCGAGCATTCACCACCTAATGAACGCTGCTGCCCACAAGGACGTTTCTTTGAAAATCCCCGCTGTCAAAAAAGAGAAGCTCGACCTAGCTCTAAAACAGTTCGATGAGAAATTTCGCCACACCCCAGAGTGGAAAGGCTGGACTGAAAACCAAGCGCATCGCTACGCAATCAGCGCGAACAGCACTTTATACCCTGCAAAAAAAATAGTATCTCTGGCCACTGGCACCCCAGTAGGACTGTTCTCAGGCGGCCAGCCTACAAACGGATATTTGAAGCGACACGGATTCACAATCGTTGACCTACCACGGTCAACTGACCCTGAACTGAGTTTTATAGTGGGCCAGGTGTATGACCGGCAAACTGAAATTCACGATTTATTCGGAGGCAGTCGTCAGAGTGGTATCGCACCCTCAGCGCAGGCTCCAGCGGTTTTCATTTTTACCGGCGACTCGGGTGGTCAGTACGGATACACCGACTCCTATAACGAGGAGCAAGTTTTTAGCTATACGGGTGAAGGCCAGCTTGGCGATATGACTCTTACTAAAGGTAACCTATCGATTCTCGAGCATTCGAAGCAGGGGAAAGCGCTGCATGTTTTCGAGATACTCGGCAAGAGTTTAGGCCAGAAGTACCTCGGCGAGTACACGTGTGCGAGCCATGAATGGCGCCGCGGCCCTGACAAGCTTGGCAACGTCAGGGCGATAGTTGTGTTCAACTTAGTCCCTGTAGGGCTCGAGCTCGACTCCCCTACGTTCTCGGGAGAAGACGAAGCCCCAGATCCAACTATGTCACTTGCCGAGGCGAGAAAGCGCGCTCTTGCGGCTGCAGAAACAGGATCTGCTGAAGAGAGCGGGTCGGCACGCAGAACCGTATATCGCCGCAGCAGAACTATATCCAACTACGTTTTAAGAAGGGCTGCCGGGAATTGCGAAAGCTGTGGGAGGCCGGCCCCTTTCATGAAGACAAACGGGTCGCCATATCTAGAGCCACACCACGTCAATCGACTATCAGATGGTGGCTTAGATCATCCACGTTACATAGGAGCTATCTGCCCGGCCTGCCACCGCGAAATTCATCACGGATTGAACGGAAAGGTTAAGAACGAAGCGTTGAAAACGTACATCGCCAGTATAGAGTCGAAGTCTTAACACCTTCCGAATCAGCAGGGCGCAGCCTAGAACATGTGTGCGGCAACAGCGCCAGCCCGCCGCCTATGGCTGCGCTGGCACGCGCCAACGATCCATGGCGCACCGAGCAACGCCAGGCACACGCCGCATAACTCCCCACTCCACCGCCCGGGCATGGCCCGGCAAGGAATGCCGCATGACTAATGAGTACCTGATGGGGCCGACCAATAGTGCGGTAGCTTAGACTGGCTTTAGGCTGCTTTCAGTCGTCGAGATCCGTCAGCTCGCACATTCGCTCTCCTATCATTCCACGCAACCACGCACCATGAAACTTAATATTTTCGAGAGAAGTACCGTCCCCTAGACGATACCCAAAAACCTTGCCCTTCGCTCCGCGATACATGACGTAAAAATGTCCATCATGAGCAAACGAATTCATCACATAAGGGCAAATGTAGATGATTTCGCTAAACGGGACGCGTACTTCAATGGGGCTTCGACAACGACGGGTTATGGTGAGGGTCAGCAACTGCTGATTTTCGTCGAACGTGAAGGCCTGCACTTGAGGCTCAGAGACAACCCAAGCAAAGAACCCACCAATGAGCACTGCACTGGCCAGCATTAACAGAATGAAGGATGACGCTGTGAGGCCTTCACCATGGTTAGGCTGCACACCATGAATGACATCCGGCCCTGTGAAAAGGAACGTCGCAAGCCCGTAACCCGGCAAAAGCAGAAGCAGCGCAAGAGAGAAACCAAAAACACCCATACCATTGCTTCCGATAATTGGTATTTCGGGGCCGTAATACCAAATAGGCGGGTGGGGAGTACTTTGCCCGTCAGCATTGGTTGCTGTGGCGCTAGCTGGTCTTTGATGATTCATCTGGCCGTCTCGAGAGATTGCAGCGCAGACGTTACCACTACTACCGCACAGTCTGGAAACGGATCACGGGGCTTTCTCATCGCGCTCCGCACTTCGATTACGCACGTCCCCCCTCAATAACCCCCCATCACAGTCAGCCGCTATAGCGGCAAGGACGAAGTCATGCCTGAAGAAAGCAAAACCGCCACGCCTCTGCAGGTGGATCGCTCGACAGTAACGAAGCTGGTGATTACCGGCGCACCGCGCCTAGACCCGATCACCGTCTTCCTTGAGGACTTCGGCCGGCGCGACTGCCCGACTGAATCCGATCCGAACTACCAGACAGCCCAGGGCAAGATCACCATCAACTGCTGGGATAAAAGCTGGAATGCATACTGGGGCGGCATGGGCCCGCGCACCGTTTCCGAGTTCGTCACGAACTGCGGCTGGGACTACATCCTGAACTGCCTGGATCGCGGGATCAGTCCGACTGTATTCAGTGGTGACGCGCTTCACACCCTCTCCAAAAAATGCATCGTTCAGCGTCGACGGCAGCAGACCGGGCGCCACGACTGGGAGTTGGGCGAACTGAGCAAGGATGAGGCCCGCGAGCTCTGGCACGACATCGACTTATTGCGCAGCATCGAGAGCCCGAATGAATGCTGGCATCAGAGCAAGCTCCTTACTGAGTTGTTCGGGGACGAGTGGCATTACCCGCTCGACGGTAAGGCTGTCGAAGAAAACCACAAGTTCACCTACCTTCGCCGAGTGATCGAGGCAGTCCAGGCCGCGCTGCGCCAGGAACAGCAGCAGGAGGCAGCATCAAGCGCATCTACCTCAGCGGCCCCATGACCGGCCTGCCAGACCTCAACTTCCCGGCCTTCGCCGACATGACCACCACTCTGCGCGACAGTGGCCACGCCGTGACCAACCCTGCAGAACTCAACCCAGACGGCGGAAGCTGGAACGACTGCATGCGCCGCGACATCGCCGCCCTCATGGAGTGCGACACCGTGGCCACTCTGGCCGGTTGGCAGGACTCCCGCGGCGCCAGTCTTGAAGTGCACATCGGCAAGGAGCTCGGCATGACGGTTGTGAATGCCCATGATCTGGTATCGATGGGGATTGCATGATGAGCGACATGCATTCGAGTGACAGCCAAGCCTTGGCGAACCAGGTTATCTTTCCCAGCGGACGTTGCCGGCGTTGATCACTGGACGATGCTTGTTCGCCAGCCTCTGGCTGATCAGCCACAGGCGGGTTTTCTCAACTGACATAACTCTTCCGAGAGATTTTCTTTCTTTCAACACGTCAGCGCTTACGACAAAGCTCCCGCATGCAACGCAGTCATAAATATCTCCGTGGAAGTTGGTTCCAAGCTTCCGAGCCGATGCTCCGCAGATCAAACAGTCCATACGTCCTCCGTTGGCAGACGTAAAACTGTAGCTGATTGTCCGGCGACCGCCCAACGCCCAGCCGCCCCCGATAAAAGGGGTGGAATGCGCAGAAGACTTTGCGAAGAAGGCAGCGGGCTCTATTCGATAGCGGGGCTGCCACCTTCTGGCGGTCGGCCATCAAGAGCTGGCATCGGATCGATTTGAACGCCAGCGACGACGCTCAACCAAGCCGAATAGGCGGCGCTTTGCCGCGCAAGCGCTTCATCCCAGCGGTTGCCTGAGAGCTCGCCTGCTACTACCAACATCATCAGCTGGTTCGTTGCGGCGTCGAGCTCAACGAGATGCGCGTGTGATTGAAATCTGAAGTCGTCGCTTGAAGCCATGGTAATGCTCGATTCGCAATGGCAGTGGAGTGGGCCGGTTTATCGATTGAAAGCTCCTCCATGCAGTGTGGCACATACCTATACGCAAGCACGATGCTTGTACAATTTTTCGGCATTCACGCAAGTGCCAATGTCATTCCTCCCCCTTCAAAGTCAGCCGCTATAGCGGCAAGGAAAAGTGCTGCTGATGAAAGCTCTTTCCATTCGCCAGCCCTGGGCCTGGCTGATCGTCCACGGTGGCAAGGACATCGAGAACCGCACCTGGCACACCAAGTTACGCGGGCGGTTCCTGGTGCATGCCTCCCAGGGTATGACACAGAAGGAATACGCCGACGCGTGCAACTTCTGCCACCGCAAAGGACTGGGCCAGCCTCCACGGTACGACGTACTGAAGAAGCATTGGTGCGGGCGAATAATCGG